CCATCATATAATTCCTCACACTCTGTTCCTGTACATGTTGGTGGTACTGGTGGTGTTGGAGGTGTAACTGGTGGACAACAATTATTGCATCCACATCCTTCATTACAATTAGGGTTTGTACAAGACATATTTTTATTTTTTAATTATTAGCAAGTTGGTATCATTGTATCATCAAATTCTGCGTTAATCAAACCAGTTGAAACACCACAATCTAAATTTTTACTTACAGTAGTACATAATGCTGTACCACAATTAGTATATGTTTGAGCTTCATAAATATAGTCACCATGATCTGCACCATTAGGTATTCCTATTGTAACTTGATCATACACTGGTCCAAAAAATGCACAACTTGTAACTAGATATTTTACTATAACATTTATAGTTGAACCAGTAGTATTTGTTACTGGTAAACCTGTTGAAGCATTAGCAAGAGTAACTGTTGTTTTAGTATTATTTACAGTATAAGATACAGGTACTCCACTTTCAACACAGTCTACACTTGTATCTGCTTCTGGTGATTCTATAACTTCTATTTTATATAATATTGTTGGTACTATTAATTCACTTATTACTTTTGCACCATTTGATTCTCCACAAGAATAAATTGCATGTATATAAACAACATAATCTTGACCTATAGTTAATGCAGTTGAAGGTATATTAAAAGTAAGAAAAGCTGTAGATAATGTTGTATCATATAGAGAAGGTCCTGTAGGAGCTGTGCCAGTCCATTCAAAAACTTCAATTCTATATCCAATTGGTATTTCTATTCCAGCATAACTTGGTTCTTCCCATGTTACAGTAGAATATGTTGTTCCAATAGTAGTAATTGTTACATTTTCAGGAACTGCTAAAACACAAGGTAATACAACAGGTGCCTCAAAAAAGTTTGCAACTTTGTAACGCATGTCACATACTGTTAACCATAAATTATTTATACTATCTGCAATTGTAGTTGGTGTTTCTACCCATCCTGTAATATCATTCATTATAAGTTCAGAATCTGACAACTGCGGTGCAGTACTTAATCCTGGACATTGAGCATTTATTGCATTTATTAATAATGTTGAAAATCCAACAGTTCCTAATAAATTACAAAAAGAAGCTTCTAAATTTGCAAAAGCATCTTGTATTAACAATGTTTGACCTGATGTAGGTGCACTTGCACATTGAGAAGTCACATATATTTCATATGTGTAAGTACTTAAATTTTGTACAGTTATTTCTAATTCTATAACTCTAGATGATAGATTACTAATTGTAAAATTAATGTTACTAATATCTGTAATAATAGTACAAATAGTTGTAGCTAAATATGCAGCATATTCTGTGAGAGGTAATGCTGTAACAGTATCACCATCTTGTTGAAAATATAAACATTCTGGTAAATACACTATAGGATCTGATGTAGCTCCATCTGTTTTATTAGTAGTGCTTCCACCACCAGTAGTACCATTAGAATCTATACTACATACTTTAGTAATAATAGCTTGTAACGTTTGTAAAAGAGTAGTAGGATTTTCAGCACCTGACTCTACTAAACATGCAAATTCTAAAGTTGTAACATCAAGAACATTTTCTGTAACATCACATAATAAAGTTGCAAGTTTAAATACAACTTCATCAATAGAATCACCTGCACATAAATTAATACAAGGAATATTTGGTCCTTGCCATATCACACATGATGTAGATATCTTAGGACAATTATCTCTATTTGATCCTGGAGTAGTTATAGGTGTTCCCATTATATTGTGTTTATTTTTTCTTCAACTTTAGATAATGTACAAAATCCTGGCATTGCACAGGAACAAGTTTCCATTTCTCTACCACGTATGAGAAGATTGCGTAAATCATCTGCAAGCTCTTCATCAATAAGAGCAGAACATGTTTTTAAACCATAACGCTTTCTTTTGTAAGTAGCATATACAGTTTCAGCAAATACTTCATTTATACGAATAAGAGCATCCATTTAGTTATTTCTTTTGACTTATTAATTTTGCTTCATATGCTGTAATACAATTTGCGCATACATTTGCACCATTTGATGCTACTCTTTGTTGACATCCACAACTTAATGTAGATTGACAGTTGTTACATTGTACCATTGGTTTTAATATTTAAAGGTTATTTATTACATGTTACGCAACACCCAGTTAAATACTTAGCAAGAAGTTTCTCAGCATACACATACATTTCAGTTGCTTGAACAGGAGCATGACAATACTCTGCTTTAGCTTTTGCTGCATCAATATACATCTTAATATATCTTAAGTCATGCATTTTTTGATGTTGTTCAGCTGTAGGTTCACATGCTTGTAATTGAATTTTACATACCTCTCTATAGTAAGTATTCATTAAGTGAGTCACTCTTAGATGATAATATTGAACAAATACAGTTTCATTAGGTGACACACTATATCTGATTGTATACAAACCATCAGGAAAAGATCCTGGATCATCATTTGGATGAGTTATTCCTAAATCACCTGTAGAAAAGTTTTTTACAAAACCTGGTTCTAAAACAGTTGGTGGATCTATAGTTGTATTGTTTGTATAGTAAATAGGCATTGAAAAGCCTGGTAAGTATATGTCAAGTCTAGGACAATCTACTTCCAGTCCTTCACCATATACAGATGCATCCCATATTCTTAGTATATTTTCACAAGCTGTATCTGGTATGTCTAATGCAAGTGTGTGTTTAATTGCCATAATTGATTCAGTATTAACATCATTACAATAAGAATTTACAAAAAATTTTGATATAAAACAAAAAGAGGAGACAAATTAATGTCTCCTCTATAGTGTTTATACATTTTAAATTATTATGGTAACAATTTAAATCTATTATCTAAATTACCAGCAGTTATCATCCAGTTGTCAATGTTTGTTTCAAAAGCAGACATTGATGTTCTAGCTGCAGCAACAGTACTTGTAATAGGTACAAAGATTCTAATCAAATATTGATCATTATCCATCATTCCAGAAGGATTAGCTTTACGTGGAACACTATGTAACAAGTTGTAAATAAGGTATTTACTTGCACGTGTTACTTCACCAAAAGGATTATAATCAAGAACCTCTCTTAAACGTGGATCTTGGATCCATGGTTCTTGTTGGTATCTCTTAGCTAAAATTAATTCTCTAAGAACAGTTTCACCAAATCCTCTACCTTGTACAGCTTGTTGAACTTCAGCAGGTACAAAACATGCAGCTAAACATTGGTTTCCTAATGGATCTAATGCTGTAACTGAAGAATAGATTTCAATTGGTTGATATTCTACGTGATCTCTAGGAGAGAAAGAACAATCACCAAAAGTAGTATCTACATAAGCTCCAACAATTTCTAAGAAAGATTCAACTGTATCAGGATCTGTTCCTCCTGTTAAAGGAGTATATGCTGCAGTTGTGATAGCTTTATAAAATTTAACAGCAGTATTAGCAATAATACCAGTAGTAAATGCAGTAATATCTGTAGTACTTGGAGTATTAATTGTAGTTGCAGCAACTAAAGTAATATTAGTTCCACTTGTATAAGAAGATTTAACATATGCAGTTACAGGAGATGTAGAGCTAATATTATTAACTGATGCATCTACAATTGTAGGATGTGCAATACTTACTTCAAATACAGAACCTGCACCACCACCACCACTAACTAATTTAGTAATAGTTGTACCAGCAGCAACACCAGTTCCAGTAAGAACTTGTCCTACAGAAAACAAACCAACAGGAGCTACAGTAGTAACTGTAAAAGTGTTTCCTCTAAGATTACCAACAGTACATACAGAACCTGTTGTAGGAGTAAATACAACTCTTTGACCAGCAGCAATACCTGTAGCTGTACCAACAGTTAAATATTGTTGAGTAGTTGTTGCAGTAACACCTGTACCTGTGCCAGAGTTTAATACTCTATTCCATACAGTTCCTTGTACAAAATCTTTAACAGTTGGATATAAAGCCAATCTATCTGCCCATCCTAACAATACAATGTTTGGATCTACATTATTAGAACTTGAATCACAACATCCTGTGTTAGCATCTAATGTAAAGTAAGCATTGTGAGTTAAGAAACGTAATGCAGGAGATCCTTTAAGATCTAATCTTAATCTGTAAGTAGTATTACAAGTAACATTACAACCTACAGTAGCACTGATTTGTTGAATATCTTGAATAGGATTAGATGGTTCACTTAAAGTAAATGAACTAATGTACTTAGGGTTAATACCTTTTGATTTAACAGACTCTTTGTAACCTCCATGAAAAGGTCCCAATTTATCTACAGTGTGAAAACTACCTTGTGCTAAATAAGCTAAAGGTACACCTGTAGAAGTGTTGTTATAATTTAAAGTTGTTGCACCAGACAAGTCACAAGACAAGTTTGTTTGTGCATTAATTAATGCAAGTTGACCTGCAGTTAAAGCAGAACTTGCAGTACCAGATGCAGTCACTAACGATGTAGCTACTAAAGCCTTCTGGTAGGCATGTGGAAAATAAGACATAATATAAAATATTTAAGGGTTAATTAAAATTTATTTTAAAAATAATAGTTTGTATTTGATACTATTTATAGTAGATTTTACCATGTCAAGATCATTTACAATTTCTGAGTATGGCATAACTTGTTGCAATGAAGTAACTTGTGTTGTCAATTCTCTTAAATAAGATAATGATTCTTCTACAGAATTCAAAATTCTTGGAGCAAAATCTTCATATGTTAATAACTTTTCTGCAGCACCTTGAAAACCTTCTGCTAAATCATCAGCATGTCCAGGTAGTGCATCATACAATTCATTCAAAGCTTTATGTCCAGCATATGATCCTAGACCTGTAATCTTTAAATGCATTTTGTGAATACTTGTTGCAGCATTCATAAGTTCTGAAACTAAAGCAGAAGTCTTAGCTTCTAAAGAATCACCACCAGATGATCCTTGTCTTTTTAGTTTATAGTTTGATGTAAAATCCATAATTAGTTATTTTGTGTTGCGTTTTGTTTGGTTCTTTGATAATGATTCATAGATTCTATATCTCCTGCAAGAATAGCACATGCTTCATCAATAATCAATTCTGTAATATCATCCTTAAACTCACATGTCACATCATTATATGATAATGCACCTGTTGAAGGATTTGTACAATTTATAAACTCAACTTCTCTAGGTTTTCTGTAATAAAATAATACAGGTTGTGTAAGATCAAACTCACCATTAGTATATACTTTAATTCTATTACTAGACAAAGTACAAAAGGTTTCACCCCATGTAGCACTTGGTTTTCTAAAATCATCAGCAAGAAGATTATCTACATCTGCAACTTGAGCAAGATATACAATCATTCTTCTAGGATCTGGACAACATTCAGCAATAGACTTTACAGCAAATCTTTTAAAATACAAATAATCAGATGGTAATAAACCTGTTTGATAATAGTTATCAAATTTAGTTAATACTACAGGACTTTGAATAGTGTCTGTAAGTAACAATTGTACATCATCAATATTCATCTTAGTAGATTCGTCTCCTTCTCTACCTTGATTATGACCATGTATTTGTCTACGCACCCATTCTAATTGTGCTTTATTGAATGCTTCACTAACTTGCCAGCATTCTATATTGTCATAGTCTAGACTGGCAAGCTTGTTTAAGCGCTCTTTTATCTTTATTTGTAATAAATTATTTGTCATTATTTACCTTTTGACTTTATTTTTTTCTCTTGTTTAAGCATGTCAGCTGTAGGTTTCTTTCCAGAACCTTTGTTAGCTCTAATGTTATCCCAAAGACCTCTTTGAGAAGTAGAACCATCTGCGCGTTTAATCATTTGTTTTGCCATGACTTATAATTATTAGCAACCTCTGCCACCTTTTTTAATACTACCACCCATCTTTTTTACATTTAGTGTAGCAATACTTTTAGAAACAGGTATAATTGGTTGTGGTTTACTTACTGGTTTTTTAGCAAATTTTGAATCTGCATCTAATTGTTTTTTGTTGAATGACATATTGTTATTTTTTAAATTATATATTCCAGTACTTTTCAGTATTTGTTACAACATCTAAAAGAATATCTTCATTCAAAGGATTCTTTAAATATAGTAAAATATCTGAAGGATTTTTACCAAGCATTGCTCCTGATTTCATATGGTAAATATTACCATCACCTCTAGTAGCAATCAATTTATAGAAATTAGCATCTTTGATAACTGCTCTTAATTTAAGAGTTTCCATATCTAATGCAGAAACATCTAAGAATTTTTGTGCTGTTAGACGTTTGTTTCTATCTTCAGTTTCACCACTAATGAATTTATCCATGTTATCATACAACACATCAAGTGGTGTAGATTTTTTGTATTGTGTTGAGTTTGCATCAATCACTTTACATACATAGAATAACTTATTAGCATTCTTGTCAAACATTTTTTGTAACTCAGCAAAAGCTTTATTTTTAATTTTCTTAAGCTCAGTTTTAATAGAAGCTGTTTCTTCAAACTTGTCTAAATAAAATTTAAACTTAGGTGCTTCTTTTCTTGCAAATTCTAATGATTTAGCAACAATACTAAAACCACCATGCTCAATTGCTCTTAGTTTAATAAGATCATAAGGATCATTTGCAGGATCAAGATATACAGGATCATTACTAAATCTCATTACTATCTTACCCCAAAACTCATCATTATCTGGTCTAAGTAATTTTACTTTATTCCAAAATTCTGGATCATTAACATCTAATACATTAGAAGCTAATTCTCTTTCTAATTGTGCTACAGTACTTCTAATATCTTTAATTGCAGCATCTCTATCATCAGGAGACATGTTTTTAATCTCTGGAGCAAATTCATTTAATCCTGTAATGTATCTTTTGATACCATTATTCTCAAGACATATGATTTGTTCTTCATGAAATACACCTTCAAATAATACCATTTGGTATTTTTCTAACCCCATGTTGTCATGTGTATTATCAACAAAAGGTCTAATTGTCAAAGAACTGCTTCTTTTTAAAGACTGATGCTTGTCTATCATTGTGATTTCCATCTGTAATAATTTAAGTTGTTTTTTTCTTTTCTCTGTTTTTTGTAACTCTTAGTTCAAAGCTCCTAAACCACGTCAAGGTTGTTACATCTTAGGAGTACCAGCATTGCTGCTGGCGTAGTTAACACTGTTAACTTCAGGGAGAGAGGGTATCTCTTTATTTGCATATTGCAAATTTAGCATTTTTTATACTTACTTGGTGTAGCACCTGCAAGTTTTTGAGTTTTAGGACCTGACTGAGCAGATGTTGGTTTCTTAACCACAATCTTATTGCTCATAGCTGCCTTGTTTTTTCCTGCCATGATTTCTTTTTTTGTTATTAATCAATTAAATTTGTAAAGAATCCTTTTTCTGTAAGATCTTCAGGATTTCTTTTTGCTCTTTCTTCAGCTTTTAAAATCTCTGCATCAGTAAATAAAATGCATCTTTCATTACTTCCATCAGCATCTTCTACTTGAACAGCTATATACTGAGAAGCAGAACCAAATAGTCTATCTTTATTTTCTACAGATATTAATCTTCCTTTAACAATTTTTGTACTCATAACTTTTAGTTAAAAAAAAAAGACCTGGGAGCTGTTCTATTGGGAAGCTCCCCAGGTACTATTTTTATTTATTAGAATGAACCACCAGTAACAGGGTTTCTCATAACAATTTTTAATACTTTAGTTGGATCTTTTACCCAGATACTTGGCATAGTTTGAGTCATAAATACTCTATAACCATTGAAGTTTCCAGAAGAAGCAAATCCTTGAGATCTACCCATATAATCCATAGTACCATTTTGGTAGAACCATTTTAATTGGTTATCCCAAGATAATTTCAACAAGAAGATGTTGTCATTAGTGTTGTCAGTGATATCAAATACAATAAAGTTGTAAGATGATAATGGATATCCATCAATGATAGGATTCTCAATATCATTTGTATGAACATTGTCAAATGCAGGATTCAATACAAATTTAACATTTGCCAAGAATGGGATTGTGTAGCTTGTAAAAGCAAATCCAAAATTCAAGTCCATTGCATTTTTACCAGAGATAGCACCAACACCAGACTGATCCATGTTAGCAATTAATCCAGTAGATCCACCAATAGTTCCAGAGAAAGCTTCTTTCTTAATAGCTTCATTTACCATTCTCATACCAGCCATACCAGTTTGAACAATGATTTGTCTATTTGGATCTGGTCCTTTGAATTCAACTTTACCATTGTAGAAGTTAAAGATCTCAGAACGGAACAACTCTAAGTTGAAAGTTCCTTTGTTATAGATTCTCTTATAAGAGTTATCTAATTGAGACCACAATCCAACAGATAATCTAATATCATCTGGACCATCTTGTTTAATTCTACCACCTTGTCCCCACATTAAGTAAGTCTCAATGTCATTAGCTACTTTAGATAAGTGAGCTGCTTCCAAGTTAGTAACGAATGATCTTGTCAAATTACCATTATCATATGATTTTTTGATCCATTCTTTACCCATAGACTTAACCATATCATCAATCTTAGTGATAGATGGGTCTAAGTTTTTATCAAATGATCTCCAGATCTCAGTTACAGGAACTGTACCATCTGCATTAAGACCACCTTTCATCATCATGTCTGCACGAGAAGAAATAGAATAGTGTACGTGAGCTTCTGCACCTCCTACGAAGTTGTAGTACTCTCTAAAACCATTCTGTAATTCTCCAATGTCAGAAAATCTTTCACCATACTCACCTCTTGCAGAACCTTTTCTGAAGAATTTAGTACCTGGTTTAAGATACTTTTTGTCTAATGTTGCAGTGTTGTTGTTGTTTACTAATTGTACTGTATAGATGAAACCATCTCCTGTAGGAAGAATGTCTTCTGAAGGTACAATGTAAAGCTCCAAACCTTTATATTTGTCATAAGTGATGATATCACCAGATCCAAATATACGTCTGTTAATTTTGATTTTGAAGTTTGTACCATCAGCTCCTAAAGAAGTCTGTGTAGGTTCAACATCTTCTACAATGTAAGGAAGATCTTGTACAATAGGTGTTTGCCATTTGTACTCTCCACGAGCATTGTCTACCATAATGGTGTTTTTACCACCAAAAGATGCCATCTGATAAAGAGGCATTTCTACCTTTTGCGTCATTGCCCATAAGTCAACAGGTCCTAAATCCATAGGTTCTGAAGTCTTAAGCATATTCTGCAAATGGTAAGAGTCTACATGCGAGCTAACTTTATAAGTAGTATCACGCAAAAAGAGACCATTGTTTAATACAGGTGTACTCATTGTTTAATTTAATTAAGGTTAATGTTATCTTTTAAATATATTTGTTTGTCTTGAAATCTTTCTAGAAGCAGGTTTGATATCTTCATCTTCATCTCTTGTATAAGAAGAAATCTTTCTTGATTCTTCTGTTTTAAGTTTTCTGACTGTATCTGCCACTACTTCATTCTTAGCTTGTTTTCTTATGTTTTCTTTATAATCTTCTGGATCAGAAAGTAACCATAATGTTTCAGCAATTAAATCATATCTTGGTTCTTTACCAAATTGATAATCTTCTAAAAGTTTACCTAACATGTTTGTAGGTCTTCCTGTGATGCTCTCATACTTTACAGTTGTAAGTTCATCCCATAACATTTTTTGTCTTTTAGAATCAATCTTAACACCATTTAATTCCCCAGGTTTTAAAGTTTCATATATGTTAGACATGTATGCTTCTTTTTTAGCCTGTTGTTGTTGTTTAAAATGTTCTTGTTGTGCAAGTTTACCTTGTAACATTTCTTCTTGCAAATCATCTAACTTTGGTTTAAACTGATTTGCTTTTTTAGATAAGTTACCACCTTCTGCCCATTCTTGAATTTGATCTTCAATTAATTCTTGATCACCATTACCAAAACCTGTTGCTTGCAAATATTGTCTAACAATCATTTCTTGATGTTCTGGTTCTCTAACATCTAAATCACGAACTTCTTCTACATGAGCTAATGCTCTAAATAAACCTTTCAAATCTTGTCCACCTTTAGCAACATACTCTGCAGCATATTGTAATTCTTCAGGTAAACTTTCAAAGAACTCTTTTGGAGTTTTTGCAGCAACTTCTTGTTTCAAATTATCCACATTAGCTGTCCACAATTCCTCTACATCTTTTTCTGATAATGATCCTAAGTAATCATCAAGTGATTGTTTAGATTCATCATAGTCATCAAAAGCAAACATTTCATTGTTCTCAATTCTTTTTTTCAAGAATGATACTAAACCACTTTTATCTGTTTTTGATCTACCACCTTTTTTCTTAGGTTCATCATCTTCATCAAGATCATCACCTGTTTTAAGAGTAGTATCTAATTCATCAAGAGCTGCATCAGCATCATCTTTATCTTCTTCATCATCTTCAGATTTATCTAAAAAATCAAGATTCACTGGTTTGCTGTTTGGACTAAATAAATTTGGTTTATCACCATCTTCATCTGAAGTTACAACACTGTCTGCTCCTGGCATTGGTAAAAAGTCATCTATATTATCTATAGTAACATCTTCTACTTGCGATTTGTTTTCTGTACTCATGTTTTTGTGTTAAATTGTTTTCTGTTCTTCTTCATATATAATCTACCAAATAAATCTTAAAGATTTAATATGGTGCAATATTTATTTTTACATTTCTGACACTATAACGCTATGACTTCTTTTTGTCATATTTGTTTTTGTTTGTCATTGCAATTTGAACCTGCTTGTTAGCAATATTCTCTCTTGTTTGTAATTCTTGACGTTTTAGATTATTAGCAACTTCTGTGTTTGCTTGTTTATTAATTTCTTGTTGTTTCTTAAAATTAATATTTTGATTATTAATATTTTTCTTATCTAGATATTCTAATGTGTCAATGTAATCTGATTGATTATTTGTGTTAAAATCTTGACCACCTGCAGCAACAGCTCCTCTAGTTTCAGCAATACGCTCATTAGATTCTCTATCAAGTGCATTCTCTTGAGCATCAAATCTTTGTTTAGATTCTTGTCTTTCTGTTTCAGCTTGTTCTTGCATCTGAACTGTTTGTTGTTGAGCTTGTTGTTCTTCTTGACGTTGTTTATTAACTTTCTCTTCAATTGCTTTAAGAGTATGTGTAATTTCTGCAAGAGAATCTGCTTTAATAAGATTACCTAAATCATATATAGATGCACCTGCAGTGTTATTAGATAATGCAAGAGATCTTATTTTTTCTGTAATGTCACGTTGGTTTACCTTAGTAGAAGTAAATACATTTAATTCTCTTGATAATAAATCTGTACCATTCATCTCAAAATTAATCTTTTCATCAAGAGATGTAATATATTGTAATCTTACACTAGGTTTAGTACTATGATAGTATTGAGCTAAGTCTGTACGCATCTGATGTACTCTAGGCATTAAGTATTCTGAGTGATTTACAAAGTACATTTCTGTTTGAGAATAACTTGCATTAAGTGCTTGTTCAACTCCTGTAGCAGTTTCTTGACTTAAAGTCTGACCCATACGTTGAGGAGTAATACCTATAACTTCAAAAGCTTGTTGTTTAAAATAATTAGACAACTGTATTCTTGACATTAATCTTTGTGTTTGTTCTAAGTTAAGAACTTGATAATGTTGGAAGTTTAATGCATTCTCAGTATTTGTAATAGATGTATCTAAAGGAAGCATTTGGAAATCTTTCATTGCCACATATGCTTTTGCTAAATTGTTTTTACCCCAGTCTTCACCCATAGAGTGACGTGGTAAAGAGTTCTGATCCAGCATAATAACTGTACCTAACTCATCTACTAGTATATCTGAAATCTGATTATTAGTAAGATTGTATCCAATTTGAAAAGGTTTCATCTTGTCTACTAATGCTCTTGATGTAGTATTTCTATCATGGAATATAGATCCTTCAACAGGAAGTTTACAACCATATAAAGTACTGTCACCTTTAAATTGAAACTTAAGTGGTTCAACATTTAAGTATAAAGGTTTGAATCCCATGTTATCATTGTTACCATAGAATGATGGTCTATTAGGACCAATCTTAACACCACCCCATACTTGGTTAATCCATATCCAATCTATATGATCTCCAAATATAAGAGTATCTTTTGTTTTACCTTTTATAACAGTATTATCATATATAGGTTTTTCAGTTACTTTATAATTTTCATCTACAATAGTCTGATGTGTCATACCTTCTTCATCAATCTTAGTAAGATGTCCAAGCATTCTTTGAGATTTCCAGTAAGCTGTTGTTACACGTAACAAAGAATAATTACTAAAGTCCATCAAATCTTCAGACTCATTTAGGATTCTATATATAATATCATCTCCAGTATTAAGTACAGCATCTTTATGTGCAAGAAATTGTCTCATACCTAATGAAGGTCCTTCAACATTCCAATCATGAGATCTTGTAGAATCATAAAATGATCCATCATTTTGCACACCTGGTAAAGCATAACCTGCAGATTTTACAGGATAAATTGCTTCAAGTTGTTGCATTTGATCTTTATCCATTAAGTAACCATATCTATCTATAATGTCAGATATAGTCATTAAGTCTACTCTTCCTACCCAGTTAGATTGAGATACATATCTAGCTTCAGGAGATTTATGATAGAATGTAAGAACAGGGTTCCATACTTCTAAATCAAAATCATCTTCATTTAATTTAAAATGCCAGAACTCTCTATCAGTAATAAGCATATCTCTAAATGCCATATTCTCAAGTTCTTTCATATAGAATCTTTCAGAATCAACAGCATGTTGATGACCTGCCCATTGTTCTACCATAGATCTATAATCTTTTTTAAAGAATTCTTCAATCTGAGGTAATGATTTAATGCTTTCAGGCGACATCATTTCTTGAGCTTTTTGAGCTTGTTCAGGATCTTTAGGATTTAATCCCATACTGTCAATAGTCTGTTGCATCATCTGTTCACCATATGACACTAAAGTTTCTTCAATCATACCACGCTTTTTATCAAGCATCTCATTAAATGAAGTATCATCTACTGCTCTATAAGTAATCTTATCATTTCTTTTAGCAAATTCTCCTGTAAGAATATTAATAACATTAGGAATAATAGGAAAGAATTTTAACTCAAATGCAGATACATCTTCTTTTGTAAGAGTATCAATAAGTTCAGCATATTCATTATCTTCTTCAACAATATAATCTGTCTTATCTATAATACCATTAGCTAGTTTATAATTCTTTAACAGTCTTCTTGCATTACGTCTAATTTGTTTTAGACCTTGCATCTCTAACCAGTCAAGATTCCAAGCACCCCATTGTTCATTCTTTTGTGAAGCTAACAAAAATTGTATAGGTTGGGTAAGTGTACCCATTCTATTATATTCTGTGGTTGCTCCACCTTTAAGCTGTAGTGCATTATATAATTTTGGCATGATCTATATTTATTTCAAGTTTTTAAATGGATTACGTGGTTTTCTCATACTTGAAGTATTAGTATGATTACTACTTCCAATATGACGAAAAGGACTCACTTTTAATTTAGCATAATTATTTGATTTTTGCAAATTATCATCTTCTCTTTCAGTACGTTTAGTGTATCCTCTATTAGATTCTTGAACTTTTGCAAATGCTACCATAGCACAAAATGCTACAAGTCTATCCACATTCAGTCCATCTCTATATGCTTGCATTTCTTTTAGCAACATTATATCAGGAATACGCTCAACACCATAGGTAGTTTTTACAATAGTACCATCAGGTTTTGTTTCATGATCCAACTCTTCTTCTAAAAATTGTTGTGCATATGAAATCAAGTTTGTTTTAAATAATACACCTGTATTTCTCCAACCATATTCTTGGAATACATTTGCATTACTTTGTAATTCTTTAAGAAATAATATCTGAGTTTTAGGTACCAAGTACTTTTGTTTACGTTTAGCAATCATGTATTGAATAAACAAAGATATGTTATTTTCAACAACAGTCCATGCATTGTACCATTCTATTATCAGTTCTAGTCTTTCATGTGTTTTATTAAGGTCATTAAACCTACCACACCATGCAGCTACAATTTTATCTCTTTCTATATAAGATTCTATTGTACCATCAGATTTATGTTTTGTAATTTCTTGAGAAGTCTTATATACATATATGGAACACAATGAGTCTGAGGTAGTTGTCTTTCCTTCAGCAACAGGGTCAATAGATGCATAATACTGTCCAAACTGAGGATCTTTACAAGGTCTTTCCCAAACTACTAATACACCTTCTTTATCTTCAGTTTTTGCTGATATAGGAAAGTCATGTATAGGAATTCTTCCAGAATTTTTAGCTGTAATTTCACCAGTTTCTTTTCTAGATAATTCTAAAAATTCTTTGTAGTAAGTATTATCTTCTATTCTACGCATTTGTGCTGTAACTAATCCTGGATTAAATTTAGCTACTTTTCTACTTGCAAATGCTTCTTCAATGTTAATAGGTTTCTGAGATATACGCAATTGGTAATCTTCAGGATCTAATGTTTTTTTCCAAACAAGTCTTTCTTCAAGAATCATTTCTAATGCCTTATCTACCTGAGAGTTACCATAATCATCTATACAAGGTTTCATTGACCACTGCTCAGGAATAAATAATCCTCTCATTCCAATCTGACCTGTCTTATCTATAAGATTTGTTTCTACTGCAAGTACATCTTTACTTTCAGGATTCTCTAACATCTTACGCAAAGGTTCACATTGATCAAGATCTCCTACAGATCCTGCAGCAACAAACTGTCCTGTATAAATCATACCAGACTTCATTGCTGGTAAGAGGTACTCAATCGTCTGATTCATTTTAGGTGCAATACCTGCCTCCTCATGAAAGAAAAAAGTACATGGACCCCCAACACCATTTGTAGGATCTTTGTCTAATATAAGTCCTGTAATCACTGACTTCAGTCCTATATCTCTCTTTCTACCTCCTTGGTTGATCTCAATCTTTTGTTCCCAGTTGAAGATCTTGTCAGGAGTACAGGGTCTATACCAAGCTGTATAACTATTAAGGAAGTTTCTATATTCTTCCAAAAAACGCCAAGTACCTTTCTCACCAATATAATCTTTTAAAGATCCTGCAATCTTATTAATACTACCTTCTTCAAACCAGAAGTAGTTAATCATTTTAGCACCATGATAATAACTAGATGCTATCTGACGTTTCTTTAATATTGCAGCATGCTTATATGTATGCTTTCCAAGTTCTTCATATAATGCCATATGATATTGTGCATCTCTAACATCAGCAAATCCAAACTTAGATATCTCTTTATTGTAGATAGGAAGAAAATTTAACCACATGTAATAATCGCGTGGTAAATACCAAGTATTCTTAGCATTTTTAAAAATAACTCCCTTTCTACATTTGTCTTTTTCTGTATCCCAATATGTTGTAAAATCTTTAGAACGCATTGGAGCATAACAATATACTTTGTTATTTTTTTCAAAAAGCTTTGCCTGTTCATTAAACTTTAAAGAGGTCTCATCAAACTCATATTTGCCTGGTTCTTTAAACACAGACCACATGAACTCAACAAAATCCTCTCTTGTTTCAAAATCAGTATGTGACCACAAATCTAAGGTGTCATCATATGTAGGTACAGATATATACATTATTCTTTATTTAATTCAAACTTATGTAGTTGAAATATAAGATCAGTAAATGACTTATCTCTGTACATTCTATGTTTAGCTTCTGTACCATTCCAGTATGCAGAATGATCTTCTCTATGGAAAGCTGTCCATTCTTCTGTATGACTGTTATAATGAAATAACCAGTTATATAAATTTTTAAGTTCTTGCATAATTACATTTGATCATATCCTAAATTTTGTCCACCTCTTACAGAAGATTTTTGTTCTTCCATCAAGTCTTTATAAGCACCTCTAAATGAGAGTCTTATCTGTTCAAATTTTGCAGCAGCATTAACAATAGAGTTAATATTACCATCTCTACCAGCAGTGATCTCACTAGTTTCCATATAGGTAGCTAGTTTATCTAACATAGTTTTGATACCCATGTACGCACGAAATGTAGGAGTCTGATACAACTTTTCACAAAATTGCTTAGCCTTAATGATAACGTCATCTTCCAAACTAAAAGTAACAGACAACTGCGAAATAATAAGTTCTTCTTTTTCATGTTCTTGTGTATCAAAAAAAGGATTAAGATCTGGATTTGGGCAGGTCATATAGAACAGATATGCATACACATTATGATAATCTTCTGGATAACAATCCATTATGATCTTTAAATCTTTTAATGCATGACAATGTTCTGTAGGTATAACTGTGCCATTTTCTATGTCAAATAATTTTATCATTATTTTTTCTTTACTTTATCCTTATTAGTTTCATACCATTTGAGTACTGCCATTACCTCAGTTTTTAAATAAGGCATTTCATATATCTCAATGTCTCTAATGATAGGTTCACCTTGATCAGATAACTTAGTTATTGGATATCCAAATTCATCTGTTTCTTCTTCTTCTTCAAAACTTATATGATGAATAATTAAGTTACCTGGTTTCAAATTAGGATTATGCTTCAGTATAATATACATATAAATACTTAATTGTAGATTATAATGATTTAAATTACAGTCATCTAAGTGTGCTACAGGACCTAACATTTTCTTTGATACACCTTCCCAGTTTACAAAAGAAGTTTTATCAATTTTCTTATTAGTCTTATAATCAGTGATATGCACAGTATCATTAACAACTTCTACTAAGTCAGATTGACCACATATCCCAGCTGATTTTAAGTATACCATATGTTCTGGATATATACCATTGATAAGCTTTTGTAAAGGAGCTAACTTTTTTCCTGTACCATCTAAAAGAGGTTTAATAACTGGAAGCTCAACTTCATGTCTAACAATAGTTTCACATCCAATAATATCTTGTTCTCTTTGATCATGATACCAATTACCTAATGTACATGCTCTATCAGCTTCATTTTTCCATGCTTGTTGAATAGCTTCTACACTCATTCCTTTCCACTTGTTTGTTTTCTTTTGATTTTGTGAACACTTAGTTGCAATTGCTTTAGAATCAAAGGGTTGCTTTAATGCTCCAAGTAATGTAGTTACAGATACCCATTTAGTGTTATCTTCTGGATCTATTGATACATAAGAATGCGTTGTTGATTCAAATATAATTGCCATGATTAAAATTTAGTATTAAGTTGTTGATTTACAAGTGCTTCTTCTTGTTCTGTAAGTTCTGCATTCCAAAATCCTTTAGGACAACTGGAAGACAAAGCTCTAGTTTTTAATTTAAGTGAACATCCACATTCTGAACAACAAGGTTGTGTTCCAGGTACAGCGCATTTAGAACCTATAGTGTCTATAAATTCACAAGACTTGCATATTTCATTTCTAAAAAAGGCAATGTCTTCTACATGTTCAGATTTAAAAATATTATTCTTAATACCTTCAGCTATCTGATTGCGATTCTTCCAAATTCTGATTAAGTTTCCCATCTTGATATATTTGTTTTTTAAGTTTAACTTCTTCTTTTCTAGCATTCTCTTCTGCCATTCTTTCTTGTAATTTTGTAAGTCTCTCTATTTCAGCACGTTTCTGTATAATCAGCTCATATGTCTTTACAGAGATGTGTTCATCTTGTTCAATCTTTGCTACAAATCTTTGATGTTTTAATATCATTTGTTCTAAAGATTTCTTTTTAACTGTAAAAGTTCCTAATCTGGGAACTACTACAGAATGATGATCAGCAAGAGAAAGCTTTTTTTGTACAGTTTGATAATAGTATGTTACAACATCATCTACTATATCCTTAGATATATTCAGTTGTTCTGCTGTTAAATCAATTAACTGTTTACGCTTTATTGGTTTCAATTGCTAAGTAATTATAGTCTAACAATATGTTACCTTTAGAATGTATGTCAATGTCAGGATTAAGAGCTATAACCTTTCTACCAGTTTTAGATTTTACAATTATGTTTCTCTTTTCTAACTTAACAATTCTGTTTCTAATATTCTGTGCACGTGTAGATAACTCTTCAGGAAGTGATTCTGAATAAATTACTTTAGCAGCAGCTGCACAAAATCCTCCTAAATCTATTGGTCCCCACATTACTAATAGCGTAAGGATTTCTAGATCAGAAGGGATCAAATATTCTTTCTTGAAGAATAAGATCTCTGTTAAAAGTTGATATCTTACAATATCTGATGTAGACAGTTTCAACTTTTTGTTAATTTTTTTTACTTCCATTTCTTCTTTTAATGTTGGTTAAACCCTACACTAAGTACTGATTTAATACTTAATGTTGGTTATTTCATACATAATGTATGAGTTTGTGGAGGTGAGGAGAATCGAACTCCTGTCCAAACTACTTTCATTAATACAATTTATACAGCTTATAGGTAATCAACTCAGTTGACGACTCCACCACTCTGTTTAATCTAACAGAGAAATCTTGTTTTAATCTAGGCTGCTACAGCAACTTCTTCTCTAATCAAAGAGAATACTTTGTTCATGTTAGCTTCGATTTGTGCGTTTGCTCCTAGAGCCACTACACGAGAATTGTTTTTGCCATTTATTAAATTCACCTTAGTTTACAGTTATCTCTCTGGCTGATTGTACTAACTATTGGTAACCTGTCAAAACCAGTCACCCCCATTTATTAATTTCTATCTAAACTTATATTCTTACAAAATCTTATTTCTTTATTATTCAATGTCCATATTTCACCATTGTCCATTGCACATGTAAACAATAAATCATGCTCTTGTGAGTAATCAATAACTAAAAAAGCATAACCTTCCATATTATCAGATACTCTTTTAATAGGTATCATAGGATTTAATTGTAACATATCTTTTATATTTAGTAGCGTGTTGTGGATTTGAACCACCCCTCTAGGTTTATGAGACCTGTATGCAACCTTTACACCTTCACGCGATATTGTAGTTTTTGAATACCCCCAGAACTACTAACTGTGCTAACCTACGATTTAGAGAGCCTCCACGCCAACACTTGACTGTCCCTAAGGATTTGTTATTTCAAGTCAAAGTCTGTAATCTCTGTCTTCGATACTTACCAGTGCACTGGCAGAGGTCTTATTACTTTGAATACTCATAATCAAGTATTTGACCTACTAAGTCAGATCTATGATTTTCTTTGAGTTTAATCCAGTGTATTCCTTCAATCTTTTTAGAAAGCTCAATAGCATAAGCTAATCCTGTAACAGCTTCTCTTGTATCTTGTTGTTCATTATCACCATTGATTATGATCTTACCTGTTTTACCAAGTCTTGTAAGGATAGCAAGCATCTCAGGTTTAGTAAGATTTTGTGCTTCTTCTACAATTAAAACATCATCAATAGTTTTACCTCTAATAAACTGTACAGGAAGTGCATCTATTTTACCATCTTTAACAAGCATATCAATCTTTACAGGATCCATACATTTATAAAGATTCTCAATAAGTGCTTCCATATAAGGATTAAACTTATCTTCCAAACTTCCTGGTAAAAAACCTAATGATCTTCCCACCTCAATAGCAGAACGTGTCACTAGTATTTTTTCACATTGTTTTTTATTTAAAAAATCTATAGCAGTTTGAGCACCTACTAATGACTTTCCAGAACCAGCTCTACCAGTAACTATAACAATCTGATTATCAATAATTAATTGCTTTGCTTGTTTTTGTTCTTCATTAAGAGTAACATTATACTTAATATCATTCTTTCTTGCTCTGTTTGGTTCTTTCATATTTTTAAATTTTAGCTATAAACACCTGTACCTAAACGCTCTAGTAACTCAGAACTGCAGGACTCTCCTACAGCGACAGGATTTCACTTGTCTTATATAGTAGGTTTACCAAATAATTGCTATATCATCATCAGCAATCATCATTCTTAAAGCACCATCTACTTCAAGAATTTCAGCTGATTGTAACGCATATGTAGCAACATATACTTTTTTTCCTGGAACTATGTTTGGTTTTGTTACACTAGAACCTACTGCAAAAATTTCTAGTGCTGTCCAACTTTTCATAGCTTCTGCATCTAGTTGTGCTTTAGCCTCATCTGATAATTGAATTGCACTTTCTTTTCTTACAGGTTTAGTAAGCAATACTCTTCTTCCTGTTAATTCTTCAAATTGTTGTGTCATTATTTTAAAATATTATCAATCTTCTTGATTGTGTTAGTTGTTTCTGCTCTACTTGTTTCTACAGCTGTAAGTTCATCTGAAAGTTCTTTAAGCTGTGCTTTTACAGTATCTGCATATTCTTTTTGTTGATCATGCAATTGTTGTAACTCTTGTTGCATTGAAGTGAAGACCCCAAGGATCTTCGACTTCTTTGCTGATAACAATGCATTAGTAACTGTTGGTTTTCTAATAAGCATAGTTTATTCTTTTTTAAGTTTTCTTACTGGTACGTCATCTTCTTCTGGTGCAATTCCTTCTTCTCCTTCAACTTGAGGTGCAGCACTAATTCCAATTACATCACCTACCTTGATACCTTGTTCAGCTAACTCTGGATTATTATCCATGTCTTCTTGCGTCACAGTATGTTGAACTACACCTTCTGGTAAGTCTTGATCAGCTGGTTGTTGTGGTCTTGGTGCTGAGAAGTGTGCTTGTTTAGCAATAGCTTCTGCACGTCTTGCATCACACTCTGCAGTTTCTGCAAGAATCTGAGAAAGTTCTCTTCTAAGTTTTGCAACTTCAATTTGTTCTTTATAGAACTTTGTAACTTGTTCCTTTGTAGGAGCTTTTTGTTCAGTTGTTTCTGTACTCATAATTGTTGTTTATTAAATTTAACACTACAAATATATAAAGAAAAGTTTAACTTTTACAAATTTATTTTATATTTGTACAATAATTTTAAATTTAACATTATGAAAATAGAAGTATTAAAGTTCTATGCCAATTGGTGTGGACCATGTAGAGTTCTCTCTGAAAGATTAAAAGAAGAGAAAGAAATAACAGAGATCAATGTAGACACAGATCATGAAACAGCTGTCAAGTACAGAATCAGAAACATTCCTGTTCTTGTATTTCTAAAAGATGGTGAGGAAGTTCACAGATCTACAGGTCTTATAACAAAGTATGAATATGACCTTATCATTGATGAGATCAAAGTAGACAAAGACATAGACACTGCCAAAGTCATGGCAATGAAAGTAGAAGCAGAAATAGTAAGTAACCTTAAAAAAGAAAAATAAATCATGGGAATCATAGTAAGATGTAGATTTGATTATGGACAGATTGTGTATGTAAAGACAGATATTGCACAGGATCCAAGACAAATAATAGGAGTACAAGGAACAGCTGATGGAGGCATGCTCATAAAGCTAAGTACAGATGGAGACATAAGCTGGCATTATGAGTGTGAAATCTCAGATGAAAAAGACACACTTTTAGCAATGAGCAACTAAGACAAAACCCTGGGATAACACTCAGGGTTTTTTGTTGGTCAGAACTTAGTAACTGGTGTTGTGCATTTCTTAGTTTTTACTGCAAAAAATTTTTTATAAAATTTTGCTCAGGGATACAGAATCATATGAGTAGTAGAGTATGGGTACCCCCCAATGAAATGTTCCCCCACACCTCACTTCAACGTACCCTACCCCCCTGAATTTAGTATATTATTTAACTTTTTAATTATTAAATTATGAAAAATTCAATGCAAGATGTTTACATCAAATTTCAGAAAGACGCTAATGGTAGACCTTCTTTCTTCAAAGAAATCATTACAGGCGAAACTGTTAACAAAGAAACAGGAGCACGAAGTCTTGTAGGTAAGACAATGCTTGTCTTCAGAACAGAGATTGAGGGCGAAATGAATGTTCTGCGTGGCAGAAGTAACAATGATAAGGTTAGACAAGCACCTTATTATCTTGACTATCTTGATAGAGAAAAAGCTCATGATTATTTAGAAAAACGTCTTACACCTAAATCTCAAGCAAAGCTTAATGTATTAGGTTATGAAGATATCTTCTATAATCCTGAAACTCTAAATAAAGCTGTTGCAAGCAACCTTAAACTATGCGTTAAAATGCATATTGGTCAGCAAGAGTTTCGTGTTAACCTGTTCAGATATAAAGCAGGTAAACATGCTGAATGTATCAACAGCTACAAGCAATGTCTTGCAAGATATGCAGACTTTAATATCTTTCAGACAAAATTTCTGAATCATATCATTAGTGCTGTTGCACGTGTTGACGAGAAATTACTTGAAACAACATTGAGAGATAAAACTACAGATTTGTTCAATGTTGCATTGATTGATACTCTTGACGCTGATGTGCAAGCTAAAATTGCGCTTGAACTTGACACCATCATGTTTGGTAAGAAAGTTAAGAAAGACGGGAAAGATGTTATCACTGTAGGTGCTAAATTAAAAGTCTTTCCTAACACTTTGACACCTATCAAATCTGCAGACACCAAAGAATATATTGTATCTTACAAATATACTATGGACACAGATAAAGCTATGGAGTTATATCCTGATACAGAAGTTATTGAATCAGATAGAACTGATACAGGCTATGTTGCTTTCAAAGCTTCTGAAAAACAGCAATCAACAGCTTCTAAATTAGAAACTTTGTCAGAACAAACTTCTGAAGAACCTAAAGCAGAAGGTCTTCCTGCAGGAGATGTAGAAGAAGAAGAAACTAAAGAATAATCTTCTCATAATATTATAGGGTGTCCTTAACAGGACATCCTATTTTATCTTTGCGTGTCACCTGTAACTAGCTTCCTACTTAATGCAACTACGCATAACATGTAGTCATTGAGTGATAAAGGTTAGTTTTTTGAGTAAGTCGCAAAGGTATCTTCCTTTTATTGAGAATCATTCAAGAAGTTTTGTCTCCACACGTAGGCATATTGCGAATAATGCAAAGATTTAATAAGTGACAATAACATACTTGCTTATATAGTAATGATAGTTAACACTATGATTACTAATAAGTTAAGCATACAATACAATTTGTTTGAGTTGATAGGTTGAGAGTGTGTAACATGATGACAGACACACTCTCCTCTTATTATAACTCTCTCAAAAACAGCTATAAAAGCACAAAAAATGCGCCAGTATATAGCTACAATCCTAAGCTTGTGAGAAATAGACATCATACTATAATACTCTATAACATACATACTATAGTTCTTATCCTTATATGTATCTATAGTTTCTTTATGATTTCTATTTCCACCAGCTTTTTTAAGATTACTAACAGCCTTACCATTTGTATAGAAAATGGTTTTCCTTATTTACAGAGTTAGTCATAGTTTGAGAGGATATAAAATTAACTGTATACATCATGAAACATACATATTTAAGTTGAAGTAGGTCGCCAGGTGAGTGTATTAGTATAACACAATAAGACTGATTAGGTTCTGAACAGTTATGTCAGGAGGAAGTGCGGACAACCATCAAAGCAAGGTAAATACATATACTTGCTTTTTGTAATGCATCATAACTTACTTTCCAAGGGTAAGCAGTAATAATACTGAATGCAGAGGACAAAACTCAAAACAAATAACAAATTTAAAATTGACAAAAATGAACAATTTAGAAAGAAAACTAATTGAACTTACATTTCCAACAGTTAATGCTGAAGCATTATTGGAAATAATTGCTGCAACTCCTAATGCTAGAGTTGCTACTGAGATTTTGTGTGGTGTATACACAGAACCTGTACTTCCATTACAGAAAATAAGAAATGGACATGATTGTACACTTATCAGTTATGATAAATGGGAAGAAGAAATAAGATACAGTTATAATGTAAAAGAAAAAATAGGTGCTTATTTTCCTGTTACTATTCCTAAAGGAGATATTACTCTTGAAAACATGGATACTCTTAAAGTAGAAGCTAATAGTACTGTAAATAAGTATTACCACAGCGTTGAAACTGATGTAGTACTTAATGAAGAAAGCAGATGTTCTTTAGAAAACTGGTTGAAGTCAAAAGATATTGTTGATGAAAGTAATTACGCAATAGCTGGATAATGTATAAGATAGAAAATATACTACTATGGATAGTGACAATCCTGTCCATAGTAGTTACATATCTTGTCTATGTTACAGGTGGAGATATGTTAGTAATGTGTTTTTTGGTTATACCAATGATAGCAATTAGAACTTATAGATCTTATTTATTAATCAAA